CTTAAGAAGGAGCTGGCAGAGGCTCGAGCCGCATGGGTCGTCAAGGCTCGTGCTGGTGAGAAGCCCTTTTAGCATCCCTTTTGGGGCAAAAGGTTTGACAGGGGATTGGTCACCCTACAAACTTCTGGATAGGACCACCCTACTTGCGACGGTAGCCCGCCTTACCCGCAAGTGGAGAGCAGTGAGGGCGGATGTTTGGGCTAGAACCCCTTGCGATAACGAGTACTCGATGGTACGGTCACAGAGCAAACTGTACTGGCAAAGTCGGGTCAAGGAGTCGCTGCGACACCCAGACATTAGGTTAAGAGTCAGTTCTATGGATGCAGGGGAGGCATTCAAGCTGGCGCACAAACATTTGCAACGCAGATTGCGAGTAACTGAAGAGGCGGTCAAGGAGAAGAACTTACCTCCGCTGCATCTTCAGCACTTGCGCGCTCTCATTGTCGCGTTAAAGGATTGGCACTATTCTCCGGATAGGGTGTCGATTCTTGCGACATGTGAGTTGGCGCGAGGCTCCTCCCCCCCTGAAAGGCCTCCCCGCATTGAACAGCGGTGGGTGGGAGGGGTTCCAAGGCCATTCGCAATAAAGGAGGAGATACCACCCTCGAAGATGTGGGATAAAGCCAAGTCGGCGAAAGAGCGGTTCGATGCTCTCGCCGACGACGCCCCTTTCAAGTCGACGTCTGTCAGTAGGTTTGAAGGGAGGATGTCGAGATTAGTAGGGGTTCGCCCCCAGGGATTCGTAGTCCCCGGGGGACACCCTCTACGCTATCTCGCTACCGTCCGCCCTGACCTGCTAAAATACGTCGGCCCGTCAGCCTGCATAGTCAACGGAGGGTGGGAAACTTCGCGTGGCACACTGGAGACGATGATGGAGCCAATTGCCTGCTCGGGCAACTACAGCGACATCAAACTAGCCATCCGTGCCGCCGCTCCGGCTCTTAAATTGGGCCGGCTCCCCATGCCTTCGATTCGCGCGATCGACTGCGTTCTTGTCAACGGACGCGCAAACCCTGGTGTTGTTTCTTCACATATTGGACAGAACCGTAAACAGGCATTCGCCGCTTGTGCGGAGATTGCGAAGTTCCATTATCGCGAGTGTTCTAAGAGGTTTGTTCCCGATCTCTCCTTATGGAGTTGCGGGGGTCGGGAGAAACCAGCTATGGGTGCTCAGCCCGGCGACGAGCTCAAGTCCCGGCTCGTGCTGATGCCTGAGACCCCTTCATCTCTCTTAGAATCTACATTCGCGCAGCCTTTTACGGCGATGCTCAAGAAAGTGAAAGGGGATATATGTATAGGGAGAGTGCTCACGGCTTCCGGCTTCAAAGAGGTCGTGAATCCGCTAAGAGAATATGATCATGTCAAGGCTCTCGATTGGTCTGGTTTCGACTCGCGTGTTACTGAGAGGCTAATTGTGGCCTCTTTCGGTATCATGAGGGCCTGCTTCTATGGCGATGACGAAGCCCTAGACAACATATTCTTGAGATTTCTCTCCCACTTCCTGGTTAAGAGGGTGGTAACGCCAGGTGGCTGGGTTTACACAATTTCGAAGGGGGTTCCTTCCGGTTCTCCTTTCACGTCGATTGTGGATTCTCTGGTCAACTGGATAGTACTTGTGGACTTGGAGGTATCTTTTGGCGGCTTTCTTGGGCCGAAGAAGAACTGTCGTAGAGTGTATGGAGATGACTTCTTACAAGGGTGGGCTGCTGATGCGCCTACTCAGGCGGAGTTCATCGCTGCCGCACGCTCTCGATGGGGATTCGTGGCTAAAGAGGAGGCGGCTTATGAAGGATCCCTCTGGTGTACAGATACACAACGTTCTCTACCTTTCCTCTCGTATCGGTTCCCGAATGGTCTACCCGCGCGCCCCATCCAAGACGCGCTAAAGATAGGCCTCTGCCCAAAGAAGGCGGCGAATTCCCTCGCTAGCCAGTTTCGGCGGATCGTCTATCTCGATCATTTTCCCCCATACGATCACGAGGTCTTAACTTATCACAGGGAGTACTTCTTATGGATACAGAAACAAATGCCAGGTATGTGGTACCAGGATGGTTCACCGAATTCCGATATCATAACGCCTTTCCTAGTCAAGGGTATGGTAGACTACGTTTCAGAGGATTTCGGTGCTGGTACCGTAATGTTGGGGGATTGGCTCAGGCAGGAGAACCCACGTCGCTGGCCTGAGCGATGGTGCCCCCGTAGGGTTGCGACGGTTTGTGGAAAACCGCAATGGCACTCAGGAAAGCTTACGTCCGCCGTCGCACATCTGAAGTGGTTCGACTTTGGATAAGACTCTCAAATCACCGTAAGTTTCAGGCTACTAGGATGAAACTGAAAGTCACGGCGC